TCCCACACGGCATAACCCGTTTCAGCCAGAGCCGCACTCACCCGGTAGCGATCCGCCGCCAGATGCGCATTGCTGCTCACTTCCGCATCAATCACGCCCGCTACAGGCGCACCGTTCACCAGCACCAGCAGCTCTGGCGCGCGCGTCTCACTGCTGGCCAATGCCGCCCCCCGCGGAGCGATCCACATCCGGCAGGCTCAGCGTCACCAGCCCGCTCAGCCACGGATCGGTGATCCCGTTCAGCTCCGCAATCCGCACCCATTGCGTCGCGTCCTGCAAATATTGTGCAGCCACAGCAAACAGATTGGCGCTCGCCACTGTCACCACCCGCATCAGCTTCCCGCCCCATCAAGATTCGCCAGGCACCGTCCAACATAACCGGCCGCACAACTCAGTTGCGCAAGGCTGCCGGCCGAACTGACGAGCATGGCCAGGTTCGCCGATGCCAACCCCGCGCCCGCCGCTACCATGCCCTGACCAATCGCGCTCTGCGCCGCGGCTACGGCCATCTCACTCTGCGTCAAGCCGCCACCACCCTGCACCAGCCCGTTCGGCGCGGACGTCGCTGCTATCGCGCCGGTGACATCAAAGTACGCAGCGGCGGAATTCAGATCGCTCAATACGCTATCGGCAAGCGCCGGCGTGAAGCCGTCCACACCCTGGGCCAAATCCGCCTGCACAGTGCAGCTGATGCGGTATTCGATCCACCAGGGATTGCGATAATCCATATCCAGGGAACTGATCACAACCGTGTAGCAGAAGGCGTCCCATGCCAGCGTCAGCGTATTGCCCGCCGCGCGCATGGTATCCAGCATGCGCGCCCGGTCGCCCGCATCCGATCCGGAAAAAATGCCGCACCAGGCGAGCGCCGCATCGTCGCGCCCCATGGCATCGATCACCCGCGCCCCGCCGATCAGCTTATGCACAGCCAGGCGCTGCCCACCGCCAAAGCGCACGCCTGCTGGCACTTCAAAACCATCCAGCGCCATGCTGCCGAGTGTCAAAAGTGCCATCAGCCCCCCACAGTCGCACCGGGCATCAGCCGGCCGCGGCGCGGATCAAACCCGGTGGGGCCGGCAGGCGCACGCATCGCTTCCCGTCCGAGAAAGCGCGACATCCACTTGCCAACCAGAGCGCCATCCAGAAACACATCCCCGCCCATCTGGGCCTGCCCGCCTTGCGGCGTGGGCGGCGGCTCGGGCACGGCACCACCCTGCGCCTGGTCCGGCCGAAGCTGCGTGGCGCGTCCCACGCCACCTTGCTGCTGAACGGTGGCTGCACCACGCGCCCCCTGCCCGGCCACGGCCTGCTGAATGATCGTGGACGCCACCGGGGCCACCGGCTGCGAGGGAGCACCCGGCGCCGCATCAAGGCTGGCACTCATGGTCCATACGGGCGTTGCCGGCGCGCGCACCATCTCCGGTGCCTGGCCCGTCGGCGGCACCTGCGCGTCGGGCTGGGTCCACCGAGGCATATCCTGAGGCACCCCAAGCGATGCCCCGATCCGGGCCGCCGGCATAAAGGGGGCCATCGGAACAGCCGCAGGCTGGCGCGCATTTTCCCCAAGCATACCCAGCGTTGTGGCGTGCGGCGAGGCAACTGCCCTGGATTCCAGCGGCGCTTGCGGTATCGGCGGCGCCTCTCGCCCAGCACCAGGCGCCACAGGATGCGGCGGCCACGCCTGCACAACCGCCACAAGCCGTTCTGAAGCCCTCTCGGCCGCGGGGCCTGCCTCACCCCCATCAACAGGCCGCAGCGTAGCCGCCTGGGGTACCAGGGGCGCTGCCGGCCCTGGGCCTTGGGCGGCCAAAGGCGGTGGCGGTGGCGGCACCGGCACCGACACCGCCTTCGGCACAACCACCCGTTCCGGCACCGCCGCCCCGGAAACCGAGAGCGCCCGCGCTGCCGCCTGATTCAGCGCCCCCACGGGCACACCGCCAGTGCGCAAACCCGCCTGCCACCGCGCCATATCCAGCCGCAAACGCGCCATCTCATCGGCAACGCCATCGCTCAATGCGAGCGACACGCCAATTTCGAACATGTCGCTCACCAGCGCGCACTCCCCAAAACGTCGCGCAGCGTGCGTGCGATCTCACCGGAAGCGCACCGCGCCAGCGCTTCCACCGGCGCGCTGGGCGGGCGCCCGGGGGCGCCCAACTCAGCCACCCGCACCTCCGGCGCGCGGCTCGCCACCACCACCCGGCTGCCCTCCACACGCACGCTCAGCTCACCCGGCAGCCCCCGCGCCGCCAGCCCGGCACGCAGCACCTCCGCAAGCGTCTCACCAGCCGCCAGCAACGCATCCATCAGGCCTTCGTCCACGCGTGCGACCCCCACTCGAACTCCAGCCCCTCCAGCCGCCCCATCGCCACGACCCACGCCAGCCGCTCATCCGCAGGCAGGCAGAACGCCACATCGAACGGCACCCCGTTCCGGACCAGATACAAACAGTCCACAAGATCGGGGTGCCGGCTCAGTTTCCCTGGGCGGCACTCCCCAAGCTTGGCGCATCATCCGCCTCCATCGCCGCCGCCACGGCCGCAATCCCGCGGTCGCCGAGTTTGCCAACCAGCGCTTCAATCTGCGCCTCCGTCACCGGCGGCGGCACCGGCACGCCATCGATGCCGGATACGCATGCCGCCAGCATCGCCATGCCCAGGTAGGGATTGTTCTGCGCCAGCACCGGCCCGATCGCCTTGAACAGCCGCAGCCTGTCCAGCGCCGTCATCCGCCGCAGCGTGATCTCACGCCCATCCGCATCCCGCGCCGTCAGCGATGCCGCCGCCGCCGCGATAATCTGCGCGCTTGGCGATCCCATCAGATACGCTGCCGCTGCGTAGCGAAAAACTCCAGCTTCTGCTTAACGCTCGCGTCACCACGCCACGTGCCCGCATTCACCAGCTTGAACACCACACCGGAATATTCGTACGTCGATGTGGACCCATCCACCTCCGTCACATACTGATAAACCGTGCCCGCGGGCAGCGAGCCTTGCGTGAGAAATATTTGCTCGGCTGCCGCGATAAAATCATCCACCGCGCTGGTGCCGCGCTCCACCTCGAAACTGCCTTCCCACCCTTTCGGCAGCTCCGCCCCCATCGGCACGCCATCCAGCCGGTCCAGCCGCACGGATTGCGTCATCTGCCGGCTTTCGAACCCCGTGACATATGTCAGATCGACGCGGCCTTGCGGTCCCATGACCACCAATTGGCAATCGCGCCCGATCGAGAAGGAATTGATCGGCATCAGGTTTCTCCAGAAAGGAAGAATGTTCTTTTTTGAAAAAAAGAACCAAAAAACTTTTACCTAGGGCGTACGCTGCCGGCGCGGTCCGCGACAGCACGAACAAAAGTCTTTTGCTTCTTTTCTCCAGAAAAGAAGACTCTTTCTTAACTGGGCAGCACCTGCTTCTGCACCACCACAGTCTGCCCCCCCTCCACATTCACGATGAACTTCTCGTTAATGCTCTGGAACTGCACCTGCGCGTCGCTCTGCACATAGCCAAGGCTCGTCCGGCTCAGCGGATTGTTGCTGGTATCGCAAATCACCGAATACGGCGGCGATCCATCCAGGCTGCCCAGAATACCCTGCGCCAGCAGCGCCTGCAGAAAGCTCAACTGCGTCGATCGTATCTGCTGGAACAACCCTGTATTGATCACCTGGCCCACAAACTGCCCCATCCCCGCCGCCAGCGTCGCCGCGATGTAGTTGGTCAGCCGCGTATAATTATCCCCGTTGATCGCGAGGTTGGACGATGTGTTGTGCCCACACCGCACACCCCAATACGCCCCGCCCGGCTGCGGATTGGCAATCACATCGATACCCGCCTGGAACAGCACGCCCAGTTCCGCATCGCTATACGTTGCTGTCTGCCCGCTGCCCGGCACACCGCTGCGCTGGGTGCCCACCACACTATACAGCGGCTTGTTCAGGCTCGATTGTTCCGGCGAAAGATTACCCAGCCGACCAGCAACAAAACCTTGCGGCGAAACCAGCCGTGTCTGCCCATTCGCCTGATCGTTCCAGAACACCCAATCGCCAAACATCAGCTTGGCGGAATAAGAATCCAGCCCCGCCTGCTGCATCAGCGTTACCGCATCGCTGATAGCCTGGCCGGCCGGTCCGGTCAGGATCATGTAAACCCCTTCGGAAAGGCCGAACGCCGCAACCGTCGTCCACTGTGTGGAATCCACCATATCGGCGAGCACGCCGATACCGCAGCCCTGGTTGCGCAATGCATACATGCCCGTGCGCGGCAGGCTGTCCTGCCCAACCATGATAGCGGATGTAACCCCCGCCGCACCATCGCTGCCGCCCCCCAACCCCTGTGGGCCAAAAGCGGCCGGCGCCGCCGCGGTCGCCGTTCCCAGCGTGGCCACTACAAGCTGCGATGGTCCGCGCAGCGGGCCGTTGCCCTGGTTGATCGCGTTCACCAGGTTCTGCCAGAACGCTGCATTGCTCGGTGCGGCAAGGTTGGAATACACCTCCGGCACCATCCCCGGCATCGCCACCACCGCTTGCCATTGTCCAAGCACGGACCCCGCCGACAGCGTCACCGTGATGCCGTTCCCCCCGGATCCGGTATAAAGCGCGCTGATCATCACGGCAAAGTTGCCGCCGCCCACCAGCCCGATCGCGGTGCTCGCGGCGGCATCCGTGCCGTCCGTCACGCGCACGCACCGGAAGTTCGTTGCACCCTGTTGCACGGCGGTCGCCACCGACGTGCCCATATCATATTGCCTTACCATCACAGGCCCGAACGCCTGCGCGTAATCCGCCATGGTGCCGATCGCCACCGGCTGATTCACCGGCCCCCATGGTGCCGATCCAACCACGCCGATCACATTCGTCGGTACGCCGTTCAGAACCAAGTTCTGCGGCGCCACAATCTGCACATACAGATCCGGCACCACCAGCGCCGTAGTATTCAACGAACCCTGTTGATAAATCGGCATGTTCAGACTTCCTCCCGTCCCTTGGAGGCCGCCACCGGCGCTGCCGCCGGTGCTGCCACCCTGATCACATCATGCGCATGCTCGCCCCGCAGCAGCGTGGTCATCTCGGCCGGTTCGGTGATCATGTCACCCGGCCTTTTCTGCCCGAAGGCACGCACCACGATCAAAGCCGTCGCCATCAGCAGAACCCCCCCCTCAACCGTAAATACCATTCCCATTCATCACGAGATCGCCGAACAACATCGAAGGCACCACGTTCGCAACGCTTGTGCCGTACTCAATATCGTAGACAAGATCACGCCGGTAAGCCTGAGCATCCTGATCATCATCGATGCTGGAGCTGGACCGATATCGCACCCGCCCGCCGCTACCATCGGTGAGCGTGAGAAAACTGGTCGCCGCCAGA